CGCCGGCGCCGACATGGCCGGCCCCTGCTATGCGATGCTCCAGGACGGGCGCCGCGTGCTGGACGGGCTGTACGAGGACAACGAGTTCTTCTGCATCGAGTACGGCGTCGACGAGGACACGGACTGGACCTCGGAAGAGGCCCTGCGGATGGCCAACCCGAACTTCGACGTTTCGGTGTCGGGCGACTTCCTGCGCTCGCGCCAGAAGGAGGCCATCAACTCCGCGCGCAAGCAGGGCGTGTTCAAGACCAAGCACCTGAACGTCTGGGTCGGTGCGCGGGATGCCTTCTTCAACGTCGAGCGGTGGCAGCAGTGCGCTGCGCCCGGCCTGGTCATCGAGGACTTCGAGGGCCGCAGGGTCATCATCGGGCTGGACCTGGCGTCAAAGCGTGACATCGCAGCGGTGGAGCTGCTGGTCCTGCCGGAGAAGGGCGAGACGGTCTACACCCGCTTCGGCTGGTATTACCTGCCGGAAGCGGCGGTGGAGCAGCAGGAGCACTATCAGGCCTGGCACCGTGACGGCCTGCTTAACGTCACCGATGGCGACGTGACCGACTACGAGGCGATCCGCGACGACATCATCGACCTGTGCTCCAGGTTCCAGGTCGAGAAGGTGGCGTACGATCCGCACCAGGCCACGATGCTGTGCAGCGAGCTGATGGCACAGGGCGTGCCGATGCTGGAGTACCGGCCGACCGTGCTGAACTTTTCGGAGCCCATGAAAATGCTGGACGCGCTGATCATGGGCGGGAACATCCGCCACGACGGCTGCCCGGTGATGACGTGGCAGATCGGCAACGTCACCGCGCGGGTGGACGCCAAGGACAACGTTTATCCGCGCAAGGAGCGGGAAGAGAACAAGATCGACAACCCGGTGGCGCTGATCTCGGCGCTGGGCGTGGCGCAGGTGCCGGCGGTGGTTGAAACGTCGTTCTGGGAAGTGGCGCGGTGAGCTTCTGGTCTCGCCTGCTCGGCAGGCAGTCCACGAAGTCGACGAGCCTCGAACTGTTCCGCGAGCTATTCGGCGGCCGGGAATCGAAGTCTGGCGCGGTGGTGAACTGGAAGACCTCGCTGGAGGTAACGACGGTGCTGGCCTGCTGCAAGGTCATTGCCGAGGGCGTGGCGCAGGTGCCGTGGCGCGTCTACCAAGATACCGGGAACGGCCGATCCGTGGCGCGCGAGCATCCGCTTCACATGCTGATCTACCGCCGCCCGAACGCCTGGCAGACCTCGTTCGAGTTCCGCGAGACCCTGCTGTTCCATCTCGTGCTGGCGGGCAACGCCTACGTGTTCGTCAACCGCGTCGGCTCGGATCGGCGCGTCATCGAACTGGTGCCGATCGAGCCGGGAATGGTGACGGTCAGGCGCGGCGATGACATGGCTCTGACCTACCGGGTGCGGCGCGAGGACGGGCAGTCGAAGGACTTCCCAGCCGACGCGATCTGGCACATTCGCGGCCCGTCGTGGAACTCATGGATGGGGCTCGACGCGGTCGGGCTGGCGCGCGAGGCCATCGGTCTGGCGCTGTCGACGGAAGCGACGCACGCGCGGTTTCACAAGAATGGCGCCAAGACCTCGGGCCTCTATTCGCTCGAAGGCACGGTGACGCCGGAACAATACAAGGTCCTGTCGGCGTGGCTGGACGAGGCGATCAACGGCGACAACGCGTGGAAGCCGCTGGTGCTGGATCGCTCGGCGAAGTTCTCGCCGAACCAGATGAGCGGAGTTGATTCCCAGCATCTGGAGACTCGGAAGTTCCAGATCGAGGAAATCTGCCGGGCGGCGCGGGTGATGCCGATCATGGTCGGCTATTCGGACAAGGCGGCGACCTATGCGAGCGCGGAGCAGATGTTCCTCGCGCATGTCGTCCACACCCTGTCGCCTTGGTACGAGCGGCTGGAGCAGTCGGCCGACGCCAACCTGCTGACCGATGCCGACCGCGAGGCGGGCTTCTACACCAAATTCACGCCGCAGGCGCTGATGCGCGGCGCGCAGAAGGACCGGGCGGAATTCTACACGAAGGCGCTGGGTTCCGGCGGCGGCAAGGGCTGGATGACGCAGAACGAGGTGCGGGCGCTGGAAGAGCTGGACCGCTCCGATGATCCGGCCGCCGACGAGCTGGCGCAGCCGGTGAATGCCGGTCCAGCGACAGAAGCCGGGCCGGACGACGACCCGCCACCGCAGGAGTGACCATGGATCGCATCGAAGTGAAGTTCGCCGCCGAGGGCATTGATGCCGCGACGGGCGAGTTCTCGGGCTACGGCGCCGTCTTCGGCAACATCGACAGCCATGGCGACGTGATCGCGCCGGGCGCCTTCAAGGAAAGCCTGGCCGAATGGCAGGCCAGAGGGCGATGGCCGGCGATGAAGCTGATGCACGGGACGGCGCTGAACCCGTTCAGCGGCGACGATCTCCCGCTCGGGGTGTGGAAGTCGATGCGCGAGGACGCGCGGGGGCTTTATGTCGAAGGCAAGCTGTCCGGCATGGATACCGACTTCACGAAGCGGATTCATGGCCTGATGAAGGACGGCGCCATGGACGGCCTGTCCATCGGCTATAAGGTTGCGCCCGGCGGCGCCACGATGGGCAATCGAGGTGCCGGCCAGCCCAAGCGGACGCTGAACGCCGTGAAGCTGTTTGAGGTGTCGCTGGTGGACGCTCCGTCGAACGACCGCGCCCGGCTCGACGCCGTCAAGGCCGCCGATCAGATCAAGACCATTCGAGAATTCGAGGAGTTCCTTCGGGATGAAGGCGGCTTCTCGCACGCGGCCGCCAGGGCAATCGCCATGGGCGGCTTCAAAGCTGCGGACCCTCGGGATGAGGACGGAGCGGACATCGTGGCTCGGCTGAGCCGCAATATCGCAACCATCAGTCCAGCGAGGTAACCCCATGGACATGACCGAAATCAAGTCCCTGCTCGACGATCAGGGCCGGGCCTTCGAGGCGTTCAAGGCGACGCACGAAGAACTGAAGAGCAACGACGCGATCACGGCCGAGAAGCTGGCGAAGATCGAGGCGTCCCTCGACGCGGCGGTGGAGGCCAAGGCTGGCATCGAGGCGAAGATCGAGGCCGAGCGCAAGGAGCGCGAGGATTTGGAGAAGCGCCTCAACCGTGCCGGCATCCAGGCGGACAGCGAGGCCGAGGCCAAGGCGCTGCTGGAAATGAAGGACTTCAACAAGGTCCTGAAGGGCGTGGCTTCTGATCGAGGCAAGCAGTTCGCCGAGATCGACGCGGACGGCTACAAGGCGTACAAGGCCGCGCAGGACCGCCTGTGGCGCGAGGGCAAGGAGAACCTGAGCCCGGACGAGGTGAAGACCCTGTCGGCCGGCAGCGACCCGGACGGCGGCTACTTCGTCACCCCGGACGTGAGCGGCCGTATCGTGAAGAAGGTCTACGAGACCTCGCCGATGCGCCAGATCGCGTCGGTGCAGGCGATTTCGACCGACCGGCTGGAAGGCATCGAAGACCTGGGCGAGGCCGGCGCCGGCTATGCCGGCGAGACCGCGCAGGGCTCCGACACCACCACGCCGCAGGTCGGCAAGTGGGCCATCCAGGTGTTCTGGATCGACACCGAGCCGAAGGCCACGCAGCAGCTTCTGGACGACGCGGCGGTGGACATCGAGGGCTGGCTGTCGGCGAAGGTGGCCGACAAGTTCGCGCGCTTCGAGAACGCCGAGTTCGTCGCTGGCGCCACCGGCAAGATTCGGGGCCTGACCAGCTATCCCACGGCCGCCGATAGCGGCTCGGGTGTCGCTTGGGGCAGCTTCGGCCATGTCGTGACGGGCCTGTCGAGCGACTTCCCGGCGGCCAATCCGGCGGACAAGATCTATGACCTGATGGGCACCCTCAAGGATGCCTATCTGCCGAACAGCCGGTGGCTGACCCGCCGCGCGGTGGTGACCAAGATCCGCAAGTTCAAGGACGGACAGGGCAACTACCTGTGGCAGCCCTCGTTCGTGGCTGGCCAGCCGGAGACCATCATGGGCTTCCCGGTCACCCGGGCCGAGGATATGCCGGCGCTGGCCAACGGCTCGCTGTCGCTGGCCTTCGGCGACTTCGCCCAGGCGTACCAGATCGTCGACCGCATCGGGTTGCGCGTCCTGCGCGACCCCTACACCAGCAAGCCCTACGTCAAGTTCTACACGACCAAGCGCGTTGGCGGCGGTGCCGTCAACTTCGAGGCCGTGAAGTTCCTGAAGTTCGGCGCGTAAGGAGAACGAACATGCACGGCCTTCTCAACAACGTCGAGGTCCGGTACGTCAACGCGCCGGTTTCGGCCGCCAACAACACGGACGACAACTCGACCATCATCGACATGGATGGCTACGAGTCCGTGACGTTCATCACCAGCATCACGGACAGCGTCGCCACCGGCGTTGCCGCGCTGACGATCGAGAGCAACACCGCCAATAGCGACAGTGGCATGGCCGCAGTCGCCGGCGGAGCGGCGACCAAGACCTGCGCGGTGAACGACGACAT